GAAGTTGATCTTGAAATAAAGAAAATCAACCTTGCAAAAGTGAAGGGTGAGTTAGTCCCGGTGCAAGAAGCGCGGCGCGCGGTTCGGCTGGTGGCTTATACGACCCGCGAAATGATGATGAATTTTCCGGCGAAGCACGGTGCCGAAATCGCGGGGGAACTTGGGATCGATCCCGGAACCCTTATCGGCTTGCTTGATGCCCATATCCGGAAAGCTTTGGTGAAGGCATCGGAACAACAGATGCCGGAATTCATGAACGAATGAACGCACACGTCGAACCGCCATTGATTGATTGGGTGTCCGACCTCTACGGGGACGGCATGGAGGCGTTGCGCCCGGATCCGCCTTACACGGTTTCGGAATGGGCGGACCGGAACCGCTATCTTACTTCGGTTTCGTCTCCGGAGCCGGGACCATGGGAGACCAGTAGGACGCCATACCTTCGCGAAATCATGGACTGCCTTTCCGCGTACTCGCCGATTCAAATCGTGTCCGTGATGAAGGGTGTTCAAATCGGGATGTCCGAAGCCGGGTTTAACTTCGTTGGCTACGTCATCGACCACGCGCCGGGTCCCATCATGTACGTGATGCCCACCATCACAATGATGAAAAAGTTTTCCAAGGCGCGCATTGATCCCATGATTGAGGCGTCGCCATCGCTCTCCGCGAAGATACCCCCGGCGAGGTCTCGGGATTCCGGGAACACGATTGAACAGAAGGATTTTCCGAACGGCACGTTGGTTCTGTCTGGCGCGAACTCCGGTGCATCGCTTCGCGGTTTGCCGATGCGGTATCTGGTGCTTGACGAAGTCGACGGCTACCCGGAAAGCGCCGATGAGGACGGGGACCCCGTTTCGCTGGCGATGGACCGAACGTCCGCCCATCTGGCCCGGCGCAAAATCTTCCGGCTATCGACCCCGCTATTCAAGGAAACCTCCCGCATCGGCCCCGCCTTTCGGGAAGGGGATCAACGCTATTACAACGTGTGTTGCGAGAAGTGCGGGCATCTGCAGCCGATTAAGTGGAGCCAAATCAAGTGGGAGCCGGGCCGCCCGGAAACCGCTTCGTTTGAATGCGCGTGGTTCGATGAGGAGACCGGCGAGGTGTGCGGCCACCGCCACCCCGAACACCGGAAGCGCCATTTGCTGGCGGAAGAGAACGGCGCGAAGTGGATTCCCACGGCGGAGCCGATAGACCCAAAGAATCGCAGCTACCACATTTCGGCGCTGTATTCTCCATGGCACACATGGGAAGAGGTGGTGCGGGATTTCCTGAAAAAGAAGGATGACCCCGCGCAACTCCAAACCTTTGTGAACAACAAGCTTGGCGAGGAATGGGAAGGGCTTGGCGGCGAAAAGCTGGACCCGGATTCCCTTCTGGCGAAGCGCGAAGATTATAGTTCGGATGTCCTCCCGGAGCGCGTCGCGCTTCTCACAGCGGGGGTCGATGTCCAGCCGGACCGCTTGGAATTGGAAGTCGTGGGTTGGGGCCGCGATGAGGAGTCATGGTCAATCGCCTACCACGTCCTAGCGGGGGACCCGTCCGAATTGGAGGTGTGGGATCAACTAGACGACTTCTTGCGCACCAAGTTCGAACACCCCGCGAAGCCGGACGGCCTCCCGATATCGGCGACGTGTATCGATACCGGTGGTGCCAACACCCAAGACGCCTACCGCTTCATACGGCCCCGCGAAGGCCGCCGGATATGGGGGATCAAAGGTTACGCCGGGAAGCGCCCGGTGTGGCCGAAGCGCCCGACCCGGAGCAATAAAGGTCGGATCAATCTTTACGCCATCGGCGTCGATGCCGCGAAGGAAGTGGTGACCGCACGTCTTTCGAAGGTGGGCCGCGAAGTCTCCGGGGCCGGTGCATGTCACTTCAACATGGACCGTGATAAAGAATACTTCGAACAGCTAACGGCGGAGCGGAAGATAACGAAGCACGTCAAGGGCTTCAAAACAATCGAGTGGCACAAAGCGGAGAAAGACCGCAACGAAGCCTTCGACTGCAGGGTCTACGCATACACGGCGTTGCAAGGGCTGGTTACCGGCGGCGTCAACCTCAATAGGCGGGCCAAGATGATGGCCACCGAACTCGCGGAAAGGCGTGGCGAAATGGAAGAGGCGGAGAAGCCGGAAGTCGTGGAGGAGAACCGCGAAGTATCGGGGGACACCAGTGGTTCGCAAGAAGTTGCGATGACACCGGAAAGGGAGGATGTGATAAAGAAAAAGAAACGTAAAAAGGGCCGCGTCATCGCGTCCCCATTTATGAGTTGATTCGATGGCGTTGACCCCGGAAGAAATCGAAGACTTGAAGGCGCAGCGCACGAAGTTGAAACGTGCGATGCGCAGCGGTGCCCGCGATGTCCAGCACGAAGGCAAGCGGGTTTCTTATCGAAGCATCGAAGAAATGCAAACCGCTCTTGACGGGATCAATGACGAATTAGCCGAAGCCGAAACCGGCGCGAAGAAGAAGCGGGTTATTTATTTGAGCGTGGATCGGGGTTACAGGTAATGGGCTTCTTCAAGATGATGGCGGGTGCGTTCGGCATCGGCGGCAACGTGAATCCCTCATTCGAGGCGGCGGGGCATAGCCGTCGACTCCGTGGGTTCTCCGCACCGCGCCGCCACATCAACGTTGCCATTGCCGCCGCTGGCGACACCCTCATCGCCCGCGCCCGTTGGCTGTACGAAAACAATTCGTATGCCGGAAACGCTTGTGACGAATGGGCATCCGCCGCCGTTGGTGACGGCATCAAGCCGCGCCCAAAGATCAAAAACAAGGGCGTAAAAGCCGCGCTTGTTGATCTCTTCTGGCGTTGGACCGAAGAGGCGGACGCCGATGGGATGTCGGATTATTACGGCCTACAGGAAAAGGCGGCGCGCGAAGTTTTCTTGTGCGGCGAAGTCTTCTTTCGTATCCGCGCCCGGCGTCCCGGTGACATGTGGACGGTGCCGTTTCAACTGCAACTTCTCACTTCGGAAATGCTGGATTTAGCCTTTTCGGGGACGGCCCCGAATGGAAACTATATCCGGTGCGGCATCGAATTCGACAAGATTGGCCGCCGCGTCGCCTATCACTTCTGGCGCTTCCATCCCAATGACGAAGTACCGATGGGCCAAGCTGGCATCCGGGAGCGCGTTAGAGTCCCCGCTTCGGAAGTGATCCATGTCATCGAAGGTCGGCAGGGCGGCCAAATCCGTGGCGTCCCACGGGTGGCCCGCGTCCTCATCAAGATTTTCAAGATGGATATCTATGACGACGCCGAATTGGAACGCAAAGGCACCGCCGCGTTGTTCGCCGGGTTCATCAAGGGACGCGGTGACATCCCGTTGAACGTGGACGATGACGACGACGAAATCGATGATGCCGGTATAGCCCCGATGCAACCCGGCGCGCTCATCGATATCGGTGACGACAAAGACATCACGTTTTCCCAACCGGCGGATGTCGGCGGCTCCTATGAGCCTTTCCAGTACCGGAACATTCTGGCGATTTCGGCGGGAACCGGCGTCCCCTACGCCTACGTGTCCGGGGACATGACAAAGGGCAACTTCTCGAACGTGCGAACCGATATCGTCCGGTTCCGCCGCCGCACCGGCCAATGGGCGAATAACACCCTCATCTTCCAGCTTTGCCGGGTAGTTTGGGTGCAATTCGTGGAGCGCGCCTATATGGCCGGGCTGGTTGAACTCCCCGGCTACGATGAGGACCCGACCCCGTATTGGGCGGCGGAACACTTGCCGCCGCGTCACGAATGGATTGACCCCGCCAAGGACGTCGCCGCCGAAAAGGAATCCGTGAAAGCCGGGTTCAAATCGCGGACCCAAGTCGTGGCGGAACGCGGCTATGACCGCGAAGACATCGACGCCGAAATCGCGGAGGAGGTCGCGGACGAAAAGCAACGTGGCTTGCAATTCGATGTCCGGGACACCGCCCCGAAGGCACCAGCTACGGCCCCCGTCCCGGCCCCGGAGGATGGCGAAGATCAACAGGACGAAGAAACGGACACCCCGCCAAATGCGTGACCTCCCCCACCTCGCTTCGCTCATCTTCAACCGCCCGCTTCTGGTGCGGTCCGATATCGGACGGCAGTTGATTGACGCCATCGGCCACCGCGTCCTTCGCGGCGAAGCCTTGAACCGTGCGGAAGTCGTGGTGGAGGCGAACCGGACTCAGATCGAGGCAAGGGCGGCGGGGTCCCGGCGACTCGCTGGCGGGGCCTATCTGGACCGTGACGGTATCGCGGTGCTTCCCATCTTGGGGTCGCTGGTGCGCCGGGGAACATGGTTGGACGCGGAATGCGGCTTGATGAGTTACGGCCTCATCACCAACGCGGCTACCGAAATCCTTTTGGACTCCTCCGTTCGCGGCTTGATGCTGGAAATCGATAGCGGAGGCGGCGAGGCCAATGGGTGCTTCGATGCCGCCGACTTCATCCGCTCCGCATCGGTGGCCACGGGCAAGCCGGTGTGGGCGCATGCCAACGAAATCATGTGTTCCGCCGCCTACGCTTTGGGGTCCAGCGGTGCGCAAGTATGGGGTGCCCGGACATGCGAAGTCGGGTCTATCGGTGTGCTTGGTGCCCATGTCGACGTGTCCGAACGGGACAAGATGGATGGGGTGAAGTGGACGTATATTTTCAGCGGTGACCACAAGGCGGAAGGCAACAGCCATGAGCCGCTTAGTGACGGTGCCCGGTCCCGGATGCAAGCGGACTGCGATAATCTGTACGAAATGTTTCTGTCCATGGTTTC